CTGTGAATGTCATTCGAACCGCTGTAATAAATTAGTTTAAATTTCATAACTCGTTTTTTTCTTTAAAATATTCTGCTACTTGTCCTACGTTTTCAAATTCGATAATCACAAACTTACCTTCTGCATTTAAACGGACGATTTTAAGCTCTTGTACTGCTCGTTTAAAGTTACATAGCTTACATACTCTATTACGTCCTAAATCAGTCTTTAATGCGTAGATACGTTTATTTTCCGTGTATTCGTCAAGTGGTAACATTCTGCGACAATCAAAACACTTCTTCATAGCTTTTCGATTTCTTGTTTAACTTCTTCCCAATATTCAAATGACATACCTAAATCTATTTCTCGGTAGCTGTGACATTGGTCTATTAATTCTTGTACTGCAATCAATGCACATTGTTTTGCGTGAAATTCACTATCAAAAGCTAATTCTTTTATATTATCCCATTCAACAGTATGTTCCATAAACTTATCTACTAATTCAAATGCTTTTTCTTTCGGTTTCATAACTTTTGATTAAATTTAATTTCGCAAATTCTTTTGTAAAGGTCTTCGTTAAATGTACCTCTAATGTGTTCGTGTTGGTTCTTCGTCGTCCAGAATCGAACCATTCTTTGTAATCTAAATACCATAGTAAGTCCAATCAAAATCGTTTCTATCTAAATACATTTGTCTTTCTAGTGACTCATTGTAAAGCCAAATAGAATTGTTTCTAAACTCTATTGCTTTTTCTTGAAGCCATTCTTTGTACTCGTCCGTGATTTCAATATCGCCGGCTTCATCTTCTGTTTCATGGAAAAACGTACCATGCAAAGGGACAAGTTTAAAATCTAAATAAGCACCGCTGTACTCGTCTTCTAACCAATCAAAGTCACACATAACATTGTAATAGTATTCCCCATAAACGTAATCTAATTCCATTTTAAAAGGGATAATTTTGTAGTCTGTAATTTCGAAGTTGTTCATTTTATTTATTATTAGTTATTAGTTCTCCGTATTTCTCTAAAATTGGTGATTGAACGTGTTTAGCTTCAATCTGTGGGGCTTTTGTAGTCTTTGTGTAATCTGGTTGCGTATAAGTGAAATAACCTATTACAAGCCAAAATAAAGTAAAGGCAATAACTCCACCTAAAAAGTCTTTCTGTGTTTCGTTTAAAGTTCTCATAGTCCAAGTTTTTTTACAAGTTCACAAACTGCACCCCATCTACGCAATGCGTCTTGCGTGATTTGATGTGCTTCTCCAAATGTTTCTTTGCAATTCATTGCGTCTTTCCATAACTGCTGCTCTTCAAGCATAATTACGTTAATCATTTCTTGTTTTTTCATCGTTTTTATTTATTAAGAAACAAACATTGTTAATACGTTGTTTAATTGTACTTGCTCAATCAACGATAAAGCTATTGCATTAGAAGTAGTATTATTATTTTCTAACATATAGTTAACTCTTTCAACTTCATTAGTAATTGCTTTAAATTTTTGATTGTTACAATAAACCGTTAACTCATATTCAGAATTTGATTCCCAACAAATAAATAATCTTACTTCATTTTTAAAATTAGAGTTAAAAATTACTTCTTGTGAAAAAATAGCTTTTGTTGTTTGCGTGTTAGTTGTTTTCATAGCGTTTAATTTTGTTTTGTGAATTAATTATACACAAATATAAATACTATTTTTAAACCACCAAACTTTTTAACAATTTTTTTTCACTTTTTTACAAAATAATTATTTTACTGACAGAAATTATACGTGAAAAGTACGTAATGTATAGGAAATTCACTTAATTATACCCGATAAGGTGTATTGAAAAGCACAATTTAATGTGTATTGCGATATACAATTGCCAATAAATTAAAATAGTGGCAAATGTTTGTCCAGTAAATTGTCACAAAAACTTGACAAATATGTTACAGAATGTCGCAAATATCTACTAAATATGCGACACAATTATTTCTAAAAGTGTGACACGTGCTATTTATTAAGGGTAAAACCTTACGAAGGGGGGTTCGCTTTAAGGTTATAACCATAAAAAAAGGGTTACCGCGTTCAACTGGCAACCCTTTCTATACAAAAACTAATTTAACTGCTGTAAATATACGTTAAAAATAGAACTCGTTTATACTTTTTTGTTCTGTATCGTAATTAAAATGTATGAATCCGCTTTTTCCTAGTTGGAAATTAGTCATTACCCAGTTACTAGATGGACTAAACGCCGGATAATTGTAATACTTGAACACGTCACTACTTGAACTATCGAATAAATACAAATGTGAATCACCTTTTTCAAAGATTATTTCGTAGCCTTTGTTTAATAGTTGGTTCGTGTTTAGATAGCCTAGTATTTTATTGATTTGGTTCGCGTCTATCTTTGGACGGAATCCGAACTTTAAATTATGCGTGTCTTTTCCGTGTGTCGTTACGAAACATTTATTTCCGATTATTTCGTGGTCTATAAACAAAGTTTGATTTGTAACAATAACGTTTTTCAAGTCGCGTTCGACATAAGTTTTAAAGAACTGATTAACGAAGTAGGAAAAGTCGCCCGAATGATTATCGTTACAAATATTTCTAACGTAGATTTTATCGTAGAACGGCGAAAGCTGTGTAATAAGTAAAGTCTTAAATAAGAATCCCACGTCGAACGCTTTTTGATTACTCATGTTTTGCGGTAACGTGTGACCCCCTCGCGTAGTTTGTCCGTTAAATCCGTCTAAATAGTCGCCTAAATCTAGAATATGTAAGATATTGCTATTCTGTTTTGCTAGTGTATAAGAAATCATTTTCTCTAAACACTCGAATAGTATGTCTTCATTCCATTCGGACGGGTACAAGCTACGACCTTTGTCGCTAGAATCCATTCCGATATGTACATCGGTAAAAACTAGCTTGTCAAATTCACCGGAGTAAACTTTTTTGCTTACTTTTTCTATAGTTAATTTGGGTGCGTTTTCTAATAGCTTAACAAAGTCTAGGTCTACTTCTTTACCACTACCGAAAGACGGATTAGCAAAGAACAAACTAGCGTCCTTTGTCTTTATCCACCCATGTTTAACATCGTTTTCATTCAAACCCATTTCGTTAGACTTGTCCTTAATGGCGCGGTATTGCTGTATTAAGTCAAATTCTTGCTGGCTTAATCTAATTCTAGGGGTTTTACTCATTTAAAAAGTTTAGTAAATAATTGGATACGGCTACGGAATGTTTCACTAATAGATAACTTTACTAGCAAGCCTAACACGAAAGCAATAATAACAAACAGCCATCGAGTCTTGTATTTTGTAATGTACTTGTTTTTGTACTTGACTTTTAAAACGTCCGCTTTAACTACTTTTGTTTTGTATCTATATTCGATACGTGTCTGAAATCGTGTTTTAGGCACGAAAGAAGCCTTGTAACGCACTATTGTATCTTTTTGAACTATTACCCTTTCGAAGTAAATAGAGTCGTTTAAAACGTACGGAATTGAGTCAATAGATGTTATTCGTATTGTGTCGGTTTCTTGTCCACAAGTGTAGCCTTTTTTCATCGCTCGAACTACGTGGTAATGCGCCGAACACGAAACCAAAAATAGACTAGTAAGAAGTATAAATAGTTTTGCCATTTTTTTTAGATGCTTTAAGGACTTGTTTACGATTTCTAGTTTTTGAATAGCTAACGTGTACCCATGCCGGATTATCGTTGTTTCCGAACTCCCATATTAACTGGTCAAACTCTAGGTTGTCTTTTATGTAGTTAAATCCTTTTGCTCCTATGTGTAAATCCATCGCTTCGGCTAGACAATGCTGTGAAGTTTTCGACCCACCGCAAGCGCGATTAACCGCTACATTTCTAAATCCGGAATTGATTTTAATAGGTTGGTTTAGGTATGCTCGTAATGGTTCGAATACCTTTTCGCAAAGAAGTTTAGCGCGTTCAATTTCGAAGGCGTTCATCTTATTAGTAATGCTGTGATTTGTCGCAGTTCCCGACGCTTCGAATTCTGCTATCGTTACGTGTTTACTTAAGTTCATCTAGTTGCTCTTTACTTCGTTTTAAAAATGATATGAATTTATCCCAAACGTTTACACCGGTAACCGAAAGGTAAGATTCATTAATACTTTTAACTTCTGTAATCACACAGAAAAACGTAAAGGCTTTAGTTAACACAAGGTCGATAGCAATAAAATGTCCTAGAATGTCCGCTACTACGTAAGTTTCAAGTAAGAATATAAACACAATAGCACCCGAATACAAAAGGCTTTTACTAATTGTGTGGCTTAATCTTCTAGAGCGGATAGAACTCCACCCGTTCTTCTTAACACTTCGCCATATACCGAAACACGTATCTAAAATAATAGCTAAAACAGCTATCAAAACTAACGGCTTTACTGGTGCTAAAATAGCAATAGTTGAAAATAGTAATAGTGTTAGCTTCGACTTCATTAGAAAACCATTATTTGATTATTGTAGCCGTTGTCGTCGTATCGTTGTCCGCATCGTCCGTAACAAGTACCTACGCAGTTACACGCTTCGATTTGTGGACGTAAGTCTGTATCGCGATTAGCTAGGCTTGTGAATTGTGGAAACAAGTTTTTATTAGCTAGCAAGTATTTTATTAATCGTTGCTCAAAGAAACTAGCTTTTTGTGCGTAGTGTTCCATTCCGAAAGCTACTTCTGCACGGCTAACGCTACCAGAATAGTCGCCGAATTGTGTTTGAAGTCCTTTGTTTTTAAGTTGGTATGTAAGTCCGAAAATAGCGTCTTCTGCGGAACGCCAAGCTACCACGGGTTGAATGAATCCTACTAGTGTTTCTTCGTCGGGGTTTAACGTCTGTGCGTTATATTCGGCAAGTAAATAGTTGTAAAACACACTTCCTAGAATCGGCTGTACTCTTAAATCCGCTTGTGTCTTAATGTAAGGCGTTACGTCTGTTACGTCTACGTTCGCAGTTATAGGCGTGTTCGTTTTTAAGTATGTTTCTGTAATAAAATATAACATTATTCTACGGGTGTTTGGTTTGTTGGTAATTCGTCACCGCCTTCGATTGGTGCTAAACTTGCAAGGGCGCGAACTTCGTTTACGGTCATTGTGTTAAGTACCTTTGTAGCTACTAACGGACTCATAGCATTTAACGCGTCTTGTGTTTTGGATGCGTCGCCTTCTATTTCGACAATCGTTTCGTTGATAATCTGGAAATTCTTAATAGTAAAGTCAGCTTTAAGTTTGCAGATTGAAAGTAATTCCGTAAAGATTTCTTCTACGATTTCACGCAAAGGGATAACAACGTTTTTTTCGAAGATAACGTAGGCTTGTTTAATGTCTGCGCCACCGCCTAAACTTCCAGTTGTTCTAACTCCCATTAAGATAGGGTCGATTGTATGCGCGAAACAAATTTGTTCTGTATTTAATCCGCTTGCTTCTTGGAAAAGTTTATCGTTTTGGTTTGTTGGTATGCTTTCAATTTTAGGTAGTTGGTCTGGACTATTAGCAAAGAACGCAACGCCTTTACCCGCGTTTTGTGCGCCTTTCATTCTGTCGATAGTATCTCTTAAGACTTTCTTTTCTTCTTCGCTTTGTGGACGTTTAGGAAACATCATCGCAAAAGCTGGGAAAATACTATTTTGAATGTTTGATTTTGCAAAGTAGGAAAGTTCACCCGAAAGGAAAGCAAAGTTTAATGCGCTTGTGTATTGTGGTAATGGATAGTAGTCTTGTCCAATTGCGGGAATTTCGTAAGCGTAAAGCTGACACTTGTCAGTATTTAACGGGTGGTATTTAGTAACGGGTAATACGTCGATTCTTGACGCCCAATCGTCACATAAAAAGTAACAATCTTTCGCGCGATTAATACGTACTTTTTCCGGACTGATATTCTCGATTCTTTTTACGTTATGCTTTTCGTCAAAGTGTAACATAAAATAAACGCGGTTGTGTAAGACGATTTGTTTAGCTACTAATCTAACCGACTTTGCTAGCTTCATCTTATTTTCCCACGTGTATAGGTCTAGTTTTTCTTGTGGTGTTAGTTTGTCCGTCTTTAATTGGTAACCCGCTCCGATAGTTGCGTTCACTTTAAAGTCAACTATTGCACCGTGTAAGGGCGAAGTAAAATATAACTGGTTTAAAGTTTCCGGAAATAGGTTGTCTTGTCCAAAAGGAATGTAGCCCGCCACTTGGTAGCGTCCGTTAACGTAAGGTAGCGACAAGTTCGCGTTACCTATCTTACCGAATGGAGTAGAAAAGGACTGGTAGCCTTCTGAAACTTCTATTTTTTGTTGTTTAAATCTGTCAAAAATACCCATGTTATTCATATATTGAAGAAACAGCGACACCGCTTACCACCATGCGCCC